TGGTACCCAAATGAATTGCATCCAGAGCGTAAAAACCTTGCTGATGTAGGTAGTAATTATGAGATACGCACTGTTCGTACTCGTGATGCTATTCCTTTTTGGAATAAAGATATAGATAAAGTAATTATCGGCACAAAGATTTTAGATGAAGAATATTATAGTCAGGTAGAAGTTTACGGAAAGTTTAACCCGTTTCAATTTATGAATGATAAATACCGTGATGAAAGCATTGGTGGTTGGCGAGTACCAGTATCGGAGTTGAAGCATGAGTAGTTACGGTAAGCGTAAAGGTTCAGCATTTGAGACTGGAATCTTAAAGTTTCTACGATTAAAAGGTTTGATGGCAGAGCGTTTGCGTCTTGCTGGCAAAGATGATGAGGGTGATATTGTCTGCATGGTTGCGGGTCAGCCTTATATCTTTGAATTAAAAGCAACGGCAAAGATGGATCTACCACAATTTTGGCGAGAGGCTGTGGCTGAGGCAGCCAACTATGCCAAGGCTAGAGGGATTGATCCAGCGCCACCTGCATATGTCATCGTCAAAAGGCGTATGGCATCGCTGGATCAGTCTTGGGTCATACAAGATTTAAACCAATGGTTGAAGGTGACAGGTGGTATTGAAGCCTGATCTAGCCACAGTGCTAGAACATTACGGTGTACGCATTATGCACCGTCATGGCTGGATACCATGTAAGTGCATCATGCACGACGACAGTCATGCTAGTGCCGCTTACAACTTAGACTCACAAGGATACAATTGCCTTGTATGTCAGGTGTTAGGTGATGTATATGATGTAGTATCGCGGATGGAAAACATAAAGGAGTTTAAAGATGTTAAACGCAGAGCAGAAGAAATCGCTCACGGAAGCAGCAGAACGATATTCCAGCAATCTAACACCACAGGCTCTCTCCTACCTAGAGGCACGCGGCATAACCAAGGAGATAGCAAGCAANTACCTTCTTGGAAGCGTCGTGGAGCCTAGTGCTGGGCATGAACATTCNACTGGCAGATTAAGTATTCCGTACNTTACGCCGACTGGTGTAGTGGGAATGAAGTTTAGGACGATAGATGATGGCACTCCGAAATACCTTTATCCAACTGGTCAAAAGGTCGGGCTATTTAACGTTAATGATCTTCACATATACTCTGACGTTATTGCCATTTGCGAAGGAGAGATTGATACGATTATTCTTTCGGGCATCGTGGGCATACCATCTGTCGGTGTTGCGGGAGTATCTCAATGGAAGCCTTGGTTCCCAAAGTTATTTGAAGGCTACACGCGTATTCTTATATTTGCAGACAATGATGTTAAAGAGGACGGGCGTAACCCTGGCCAAGAACTTGCTAAAAGAATAAAGGAAGACTTAGACAAAGCAACTGTAGTTATGTTGCCTGATAATCAAGACGTCAATGAAGTGTTTCTTNACCAAGGCGTTGAATGGTTCTATGATAGAATAAAGGCATGACAACTATAGCCGCGATTGAAGGCCCAGACTGGGTCATGATCGGGGCTGATTCTCAATCCTCTAGCGAGGATGGCTTTAGTATCAACATACCCAATGGCAAAGTATTTAAAAATAACAATCTTGTATTTGCTATGGCTGGGTCAGTACGCGGTATTAACATTCTTGAACATGATTTTATCCCGCCAGTACCTAATGGTAAAGACATAGATAAGTACGTTACTAGGCAACTCATTCCAGCAATTCGTAGATCTTTCTTGGATGCGGGCTATGAATTTAGCAAGGCTGACTCAGCCGTTGAGCATGACAACATTATTATTGTGGCAGTCAAAGGTAAAATTTATTGCATCAATGAGGACTATTCATGGGAGCGTAACGCCGACAATCTTTATGTAGCAGGCAGTGGCGAGAAGTTCGCTCTTGGTGCCATGACTGCGCTGGGTGGTGGGACGTTGATTGATGATCCAGTTAAGGCTCGCAAGATTATTACAAAGGCGCTGCAAATTGCCAGCAAGTATGATTCATTTACTGGCGGAAAGATAACAGTTAATCTTATTCAGGAAGCCAAGTGAATGCCCACCTTTATGTATGGGCCAAAGGATGGCGCACAAGTGCCAGAAATTTTTTGGGTGTTGGATCAGATTGAAATGGTTCAGCGTCTTACCAATGGCAAGCGTGTGGTATACTGTTATGAATTAAATGAAACAGATAAAAACTATTATTTTAGAGGGCAATTCAACGACGATCTAGGGGGAGAGAATGAGTGAGCGAGGATATGNAAATAGCGTTAAAGTTATTGACCGATTTGGGATTCAACATAGTGAAGATTCAAAACCCAAATCAAATCACAATTCAAATCCCACCTTTGCATCCGCAGTCTGGGAAGTGATGGATGAAATTGGTAATCTCCTTATTACGAAGCAGTCGGACTATGGTCCAGGTAATGTTAATAACGCTTTTGGTGGGCCTATCAACGGTCTTCTTGTACGCATTGGCGATAAGTTTGAACGTCTCAAGAATCTTTACAAAAACAAAAACGTCCCGAACCATGAGTCAATTCAAGACTCGTTCAAAGACATGGCTAACTACGCAGTTATCGCGCTGATGGTTGAAAGAGGCACCTGGCCTAAAAATGATTGAAATTAAAATGTCTCATGGCGACTTATCTTTTGCCACGATTGAAGCAGTTGCTCGCTTTAATTACAACAGGGCAAAAGGTAATGACGCATCTCAAGGCCATGCTCCTACATGGGTTGAGCAAGTAGCACGTGAGATTAGCGGTTGCTTAGGTGAGATTGCCATTGCTAGATGGCAGGATAAATATCCATTTGCTTTGTTTGAAGAACGTAAGATGGGCGATGTTGGAGAATTTGAAGTACGCACAACTGCCTATTCCACTGGTAAATTACTTATTAATCATGATGATGATCCATCTCGTAAGTACCTTTTAGTAACCTTGCCTACCCACTATACCGCCTGTATTCATGGCTGGATGTATGGCTATGAGGCACAGACACAACAGTTCTATAACACAAGTATGCGTGCGCCAGTCTTTGCAGTACAACAACAATACCTTAAGCCACCTGAGACGATCTATGGATAACTGGGTAGAAGAAGCAGCCGACATTGCGACACAAGTAGCCCGCACTGTTCATAGAAAGTATCACACTTATTTTGACGTGTCTGATGTGCGTCAAGAGTTAATGGTCTGGGTATTGCGCCGCGATAAAAAGGTTCAGCAGTGGCTTAACCATGAACAATCATCCGAGGAATACAAGGGTGGCGTTAAGCAATTGGGTAAGACTTTATCTAGGCACGCGGATCGTTACTGTCGCAAGCGCAAGGCGCAATCTCTGGGCTATGCCATTGAAGATGAGGCTTACTACTCACCCATCACACTCTCGGAATTACTTCCGTTCGTGTGGTCGGACGTCGTTGAAACACGCGACGCTACCAAGCCACGTGTATCTGGTGGTGGCAATCCCGCTGAAGGTGGCAACTATGTTGTGCAATTGCTAGACATTCGCAAGGCGTTAGCCAAGTTGGATGAGATGGATCGGGATGTTTTGCAGTTAAAGTTTGAGCATCAANTTACCTTTAGCCANATAGCAGAGGANTTGNANGTCAGCGACACCACCGCACACCGCAAGGTGGATGGTGCTTTGCGTAGGCTTAACAACCATCTAGGTGGGCAGTCACCATTTACAGCAGAGGTGCCAGAAGATGACGTATGAGAAGCCGATTCACCATCCAGACTGCTATACTGAGATACGTAAGTCATTGGGTCATTCATATTATGAACTGATATGGAATTGTGTGGATGAATGTAAGTTGGGAGTATTAAATAATGAGTGAATTGATGTTTACTGTTACCTGTAATTGTGGTGTAAAAATTACTGGAATAAATGAAAAAGGTTTAAGAAAACTACTGACCAGGCATATAAATGAAGGACAAATACACGCTTGTTGGAAAGCCTTTTACGACGTAAGAGAAGAAACAGAATTGGAAAAGTTGTTAAAACTTGGTAAGACTATGTTTGATGAACCATTGGGTGAGATATGAAGATCGTATTTTTTCATGGCGTAACAAGTTACTGGGGTTTTGGTATTGACTATGACCCGCACGACAGAGCGTTTATGATGAATGCTTTCCGTTGGTACATTGGCTTTGAGATTTGGACTAAGTAATGCCTAGTTATGAATACAGATGCGCCAAGTGCGCCACGCAATATGAGGTAGAGCGTAGTATCCATGCCGAGGCATCGGATCCGATATGTTGTGATACGCCTATGAACAGAGTATACTCAGCACCGCCTGTTAGGTTTAATGCATCGGGCTTTTATAGCACCGATAATCCTAAGAGATAAGTTTGCCAAAGGGGAAGTTGGCAATACAAAAAGCCCGCCGCGGATAAATCTCCGAGACGGGCTTTCTGTTTGCCGCTTCAAGCCTGGAAGGGTTAGCGAGCGGCAGACCTTAGTTTGTTCATCCATTCTATACAAGCATCCACGTCTTCATCTAACGTGAGATAGCCATACAGTTCTGTGTTATCTAGCCATTGGGTAATGCCAAGTTCGCGTAGTCTTCTACTGAAGATAACATATTCGTAGTCATCTGTTCCATCAACATACTTGATCTTTGGGAGTGTGTCTTTACGGATGAGATATGTACAGTGAACGACGTCACACTTGATAAGCCCTCTGACTTCGCCGTTAAGGATACGATAATACGCGAAGTTATCTTGGTAGTAACCAAATGGGTTTGCAATGTTGTGGTAGTTGGCATAAGGCTTATGTTCCTCTTTCCCTAAAGCGTAGCGGATAAGGGGTGCCACCACTGGTTGATTATATGATACTAGTTTCTTAAGCGTGTGGGGTAATACAAAGTTGTCCACGTCGCAGGTGTAGTAGAAGTCTGTCTCCCAGAAGCGTGCCTTATCTATGCCTTCCTGGCGAAGCGCTCCCAGCGCTTTAAACCGAGTTGGATTCCATTCATGTACGCCAAAGTCTTGTACAGGCGTGGCTATGTCGGANTCATCTACTTCAATTGAAGCCCACTCATACAATGATCTGTCGCTTTCATAGGTAAATGGGCTTTCACGACGCACTTGCTGATCGTCTATCCAACTGTGGATAACATTCGCAGTTGCATCGTTATTGTTATTGGTTCTGAAATATAGATAGATCCTGTCGCGTGGGTAGTCTATGTTGTCTAGGTTCTGTTTAAGCCATTCAGGCAGGATCTTTTCTTTATCCTTTGCCAAGATATGTATCAACACCTTTGGCTTTTGTAATTCCATCAGTAGTATCCCTTCCTGTTTTCGTTGCGCAATGCCGCGCAAGCATCATTATGCCAGTGAAGTTTGATATAAAGCAAGCCCCATCGGATCTGTGTCTGCCAATTAGTCTTGTAATCAGTACCCATTACTTGATACTTCTCTGCTGGCCAAGCCTGTGCTATGCCCAGCGCACCGCCGTTTGTATTGCGTGCCTTGTAATTCCAGTGGCTTTCAGCCGTCCAGAGTTTATCCAGACATACCCACTGCTCACGCGTGGCGCCTTGCTGGTTATACAAGGCTCTGGCGTAGTGCTTAGGCGTCTCCAGATGGTCATGAACAGCCTCACAAGGGCAGAAGAAGCCCGCAAGTACACCGACTAGTATTAGGAAGCCAGCCCCGACTGTTCGTCGTCTGTGAATGTATTTTTTGTCCTTGAGAANTATGTGACGTGTAATTGGTTTGGCCTTTCTCTCTTGGCGATATAGGTGGGNAGTATTCCCTCATCNTCCGCGGCTTTCCTTACAATAAATTCCCACTTGTTGGAGTCTTCTGGTCTTAGTCCNACTGCCTTGCGCCTTTCAAANGGTAGAGATGCGGCATAAATGCCATGATCTATAGTTGCAGCGTCATCCATAGCGTATTCTATACACTTATCGTTGGCAAATAGTGGGCAACGCTGACATGTACGGATGGCAAATATCG